TACTTTCCTCCTGCTTCGTGTTTGCGTTTAGCGGCTTCAACTATACCAAATGCACTAGCTTCGATACGTAGCCGTGAGACACGTTTGTGTATCTCTTCTCCAGTCCCGTTACCACCCAACTCCCTGTAGGACTCAAAAATCAAATTATAATCTTCAAGTTCATCCGTCGTGATATACCCTCTACTAAGGTATTTCATTCCATCCGAAAATAACTGAGTATGCAGCATGGCCATGAACGCGATATGTTCAGTTGCTCCCTTATTACGGGAGTCCTTTAACTTGACCCAAAACCATGTTGCAGCTGAAACAGCAACTGGAGTAATAATCCCTTCTAAATGTTCAACTATCATCCAAAAACTCACTACTCACTCCCTTCCACCATCTTAAGAGTACTTCATCATGTCATAAGGATATGAAAGGCTACCCCTTACGTACTTATTAGTCGTATCACCAAAAAAATTCGTGTAAAAATCGCCGTACTGATTAACGTTGAAATGGAATATATTAATTCCCGCTAAAAATCCGGCTGCAGTCACTGTGGTTTCTGGAATTGGTATTCCAGAAGGTATCTTCCCAAGGTTTTTAGCGCCGTCCAAGTTGACGCCAAGAGTTGAAAACAGACTAAACGTGACTGTTCCATTCCCCCATAGATAGTTAATGGTCAATCCATTTAGAGTGAATGTTCCCTTGTGTATTTGTCCACTTAATTTGCTTGCGGTAGATGCATTTCCTTCTAAATTAGCAATTAACGTACCCTTACCAAACGGAACACCTTGAAAAAGAGATAACTTGCCCTTTTCTTGTTCAATCAAACGAGTTGTGAAATCATTCGCCGTGTCACTGTCAAAGTGAAAGTCGATAAACGGGGTATTCAAGGTTAGCTCAATCGCACTTCCTCGGAACTTTCCATTCGTTTCCATGTCTCCTTGTAACACGGAAAGACCACCATTAAATATCGGTTTGCTCCAAAACGATGTTCCACCGTAGAACCCTACATTATTTTTAAAGCGATTAATTGACTCAATATCCTGAGCGTTGCCTGCAGTAATATCAAAGAAATTCATCATTTTATCAAATGGAGGCTCACCAGGCACATATCTGGTTGGGTCTGCACGACTATTCGAACGTACTAACATTGGTTCTGCCATTAATTCTCTAGCGCCCTGCCGACTGAAAAATATCATTTTAAGGAAGTAAACATCATTGGGTACCACAAATTTTTTAGTAACCCTATGCCATTGGTTATACCAACCATCTGATGGCATATTAACAAAATCCAATCTTTCATATTTATCTGTTAACCAAGTCTTACCATCTGCCAGATAAAAATTAAATCCAATTTGTCCCTTTGGCGGTGTCTGTCCATTTTCTCCAACAGAGTATACCCATGCTGAATACCAATATTCCTTTCCAGGTATTACATCAATCAAACCATTTTGACTTGCTCCACCCCAATTCGTTGTAGGACTTGGACTAGCATCATTGATTAAAGCATGCCTAAATAATTCCTGATCTGGACCCAAAACAGTTAAGGTCATTCCATCAGTTGCTATTGAGGTTTTCCCATTAGAATTATTTAAATTCCACCCATAAGCGTTTGAAGCAAAATCTGAATTAGGGATTAAATTAATCCATTGAGCTGCATCTTCAATTTCTTTAGTTGTATCTTTTGCGTTTTTGGTCCTCTTCCAATTAGGGGCATCTACAGCACCTGGATCATTAAACCAAATATCAGCATTATTTTGGAAAAAAGTTTGGTGAGCCCAGTATCGGGTTCCAATATCATCTATTGCTCTGACTGCTAACACACCATTAATGGCATTCCCTCCAAATGGATTATTAGAATGCATAACATTTTGCACTGAATAAATACCAGGGCGAGTAATAGTATTTAAATCAGTATTTCCAGTTAAGGTGCCTCTATATATGCCATTTGTAAATATCTCTCCTGTCCCATCGGTTGGAACATTATCAATTTTAAATGGTCGACTCAATCGGTCTGCCTTGGTTGCCGTATCTGCATTCCCAACCAAATTAGCACGTAGAATACCCTTAGAACTATCGGTTTTCTGAACCTCTAATGTACCTGGTTCAGGTTCTAATAAGCGTGTTGTCCAATCCAACGTAGAATTTTTATTATGGAAATCAATAAATGGAGTTGTTGCATGTGAGAGCTCAAGCCCACTAGTTGAAACGGTACTTTTTACTCGAATAGATTTGTCAAAAGTTGTATCTTGAGTAAATTCATTTTGCAAATCATCAGCAAGTAATTTGTGCCAAGCTGACCACACTCCATTACTCATAGTTGCATAATACAAATTACTGACATCATCAGAAAGAGTTCTAAAGCCAGTCTCACCCCAAACATACTGATCAACTTGAAATTTACGATTACCAACACCGGCTGGAATTCCCAACAAATTAGATACAGTACCATCAGAAATATATCTTCCAGAAGATTTTAAGCCACTGAAATTAGTACCAGTAGCAATATTTACGCCTCTGACATAGTTAGCAGTACCAGCATTGCCACTAATCGATCCTAATATAATTTCAGAAAATGATTTTCGACCTGCAATTAATTCATCCCCTGTATTATGGACAACTTTTTTATCCTCTTCGGAAACTAATTGATTGGCATATTCCCTAGTTTCAGCAATATCTTTCATCTGTGCAAGTGCAGAATCATCAATTGTAACTGAGAAATTAGCACTTCCAGTTCCATCTGAAAAACTTAATGTAATTCCATACTTGATAGATCCGCCCAAAACAGAACCACCAAATTTTGGTATGAAATCTGGCACAGTTGCTGGAACTAATGCTAAGAGTACTTCATTGTTGTTACGGTCCTTGACATAAATTCCGATTGTATAGACATATGTGTCAGTTAAAATCTTTCGACTGTCAAATACCCCATAAAAACTATACTGATTGCCATACTTCTTTATCTCACTAGGAGGAACAGATAACACCTCATCTTCTAAAATTGTGAGCCGTTTTAACGTATCATGTGTTTCGGTACTATAATTTTTACTACTAATCGAAATTCTAGATATTTTATTAAGTTCTTGATGCTGAAAAACATCAGCAACTGCAACTAGACCGGCTGATGTTATTTGTGTTGGATTGAATTTTGCCATATAAACTCCTCTCTAAACCCAGTTAGGATCAAAACCACTTGTCTTTGGAATTGCATTTTCGAATAGGTGCTCACTGATAAAGACACCCATTGCAACCTCTCCGTTAGTCGCATCTCTAAAAGAAACACCTCCTAACCGCACTCCTGCGGGTAATACACTCTTGATCCAATCAATAACTTTTTGACGCTGCTCTGGAGTTGGTGTTAATACAGTTGGCATATCAATGACCTTAATGGACAGAGGTTCACTCCCATTTTCAACATTAAAAGCACTAGTCGGTAGTCCGCTGGTATTCGCTAATACCTTGATTAGTTCATTAGTCGTCCCTACCTTGTTGCTCATCTCGATGTGACATTTAATCATGAAACGATAAAAATCATCCTCACGAGTTGTCCTAGTGACACCGTATTGTGCTCCAATTTCATCCAATGCTTTACCCGCTGCGGCATCAATATCGTGCCACTCTGCAATACGTCTAGTGCTAATAATCGCTTTATCAATTTGATCGCCGAAAAGCTTTAAAATCTTGTATGCATTGGAATTTGGATCTCGCCAAGTTCTAAAAGTGTATGCAGTCATATCAACTAACTCGTCTGTGCTAGTTGGCATATGTGACACCTACCTTTCCAGGGACGATATGCTCAAACTCCTTTGGCACTAACTTGTTACCTTCAAGTTGAACACCATCTCGATCAACACGCCATGTTAGGTCTACAACACCATCAACCGTATATAGGACCCCAATCAATTTGTTAAAATACAAGGTTTCTCCAATTGTCAGGGAGTTTAAGTACTTAGTGATAGCCTCTTTAGCTTTTTCTGGACCGTCAATTCCAAAATTATCATCAACGATCAAATGAACACTAACATTAACCACAACAGGCATTGGTCGGTCAAACTTTATTAGCTGAGTACGATTACCACCCACGACAGGCACCTCTACATTTACTTGACCATTTGTCGATACACCAGCAACGATGGCATTAAAAATGGCATTAGCCACATCTTCATCTGTGCCACCTTGAACGTAAAAATGCACTGACTTTGGTTCGTTACCATATTTATCGACCTCCATTGTGTCGTTTACTAACACTTGGACAAGTTTTACTCCTGTTACATTTTCGACTGATGTAATCAGTGAATTAACTGTTCCGTTAGCCGCTTTTTGATAATTCAAAAGTAATCGTTCCCGGAATTCTAGGTCTTGTTCGGCACTGGCACCACCAGTAGCCTCATCATGATTAGTTACGCTTTTTAACCCGTCAATGGCTTCTAAGAGTACAGTAATTTGACCTGGCGCAACGTTACATTCGTCCTTTTGCTCAACCGAAACAGCATGTACGTCAACCGTTCCTTGTTCCTGTTTGTCATCCCCTATCACACCGTTACCAATGATTTGAGCATCATCTATGGTAAAAAATTGCTTACCGTCTTCCGTTGAAAAACGTGTTCCAGCGGGTACTCGTGTATTGGCCACGCCATTTAACGTCAACGTGACATAGGCATTAGCTGCTGGGTTACGTCTTAGGCCAATGTTAGCTGCCAAGCGATCAAGTGACACGCCTTCTGCTTGGGATACAAACCCGCTGTGATAGGCCTGTTCTTGGTCCTCTTCTTGCGTGGCTAGTTGACTAGCCATTAGTCTTATTAACGTACCAAACACGCTATCAGGTCCTACAGATATTTCTGGATCGATTGTATTTTGAGCCTGAGCGATTATTTCTTGAAGAATATCGTCATAGCTCCGTCGAGTAAAACCATGCTCATCAATCACTTAGTTCCACCTCCACTTCTTCTGTTTTGCCTGTTGTAGCAACAATCCTAAAACTAATACTTAAAGCCCTAGTGTGTTTATCTTGACTAAATTTAAAATCTTCCACTCGCTCAATTAGCTTGGATTGATTTAACAGGGCATCGGTTATGTCTTGAACAATAAATTCCGTATTTAAAAAGCGAGTTAGGATATTAGCACGGGTCAGCCCCAACTCCGGTTCCAGGACAAATTCACCCAGACTGGTTTTCAAAATAATAGCTGCTGATTGTGCCACGACTTCTCCGCCACTAATCATTGGAAGGTCTTGATATAAAGCAATATCATTGTCAGACAGCAATTTAAAATCTTTCATAACTGTAACCTCCCAACAATCACAGCATCGTTAATACTATGACGCCGCTTTTCTTTTGCCTCGAATACACGACCATCATGAAAAAATCCATCAGTTGGTAAATCAAGGTAATTTAAAAGGACCACATCTCCGACTTTCAAATCGGTTATATGATCCAAACAAAGTACACTGTGCAGCACTGGTGGTGTTCCATTCACTGCTGCTAATAGCTGTACATCGATATTATTATTTTGAATACTGCTTATTCTAGCTAGAGAAGCGACGTTTAGCGTATTAGCCACATTCGCCGTCAATGATTGCAGCAATGTACCCCATTCTTTTAGTGGGTCAGCTTTCTTGACCATTAAATTACCTCCCCAGTTGTTCTAAAATTTTCTCCATCAAAGCTGTGCTCACCATTTCGGAAGTAGTAAATTCCACCACCTCCAAATTTAGAATTCAGTTTAATAGCTTGGCCAACATTAATACGATGGTTGAGTAACATCTCAACACTAAACCCACGTATTTTCTCCTCTTCATCCCAATCAAGGGGTTCAGGATAGCCAATCAACCCATGCCATCCGTCATAGACTAAAGCATGTGGTGAATACCCTTTGACTTCACTAATAATAAGGCGTCCTCGCTTATAAAACAGCTTGCTGCCTGAGTCCTCGGCTAATTCACCTAACGCATCCATTGGCGAACCATCAACACTATATCCTTTTGGATAAGTCTTATACTTGGCTAACTTAACCTCTGAAAGGTGAATTCCACTAACTTGACAGACACGATTAATTACATCGCGAGCAGCAATGCCATTACCCAAAGACAGCTTAATGTCTTTCTTTTTAGAATAATCTTGACCCTCAATAAAGCAAAACGAGCTTTTAATGTCGCCATCTCCAGCACTAGTTCTTGGGTAAACATAGTTAATATTACCCTCACAAATAACCCCCATATCTTCTTGATAGCCCGCTTCAAGTACAACATGCGCACCTTTACGGATAAAGTTAACGCTATTTTGACTTAGATTAAACATGTCAATATTAATTACTGATGGTGTACTATCATCTGAAAATGGAGCGTTAAACTGAATCATTATTGGATTACGTACAACACTGGGTGCTCCATATTCCCATGTCGCTCGCTTGTTTCCATTTGTGATGGTAACTTTTATTCTGCCAAGCCATTGTCTTGCCATTACTCATCCCCCTCATCATTAATATCATCTATGTATAGGCGACAAGAGTCGCCAAAATTTTTGAACGTGATAGGTTCAGCTGGATTTGCCTCATTCATTGGCACTAGAGTGTCATCTGGAATGTCAGAGCGTGTGAAGTCTTGCCATAAAGGCTGTCCTGCTACCATTCGTTCTCCTAATATTAATGGCGTCATATCAGGCTTGTACAAATCTACGGTGAAAAAATCATGTTCTTCATTGTAATTGATACCCAATATGAACGTTTCATTTCCAAAAGGAAATTCGAATAGTTCTGGCAAGTCGTATTTATTAATTGGAACTTCACTTCGCTTTGACATGTTTCGTCTCCTTATTTCACTCTAGCTCGTGCCCCCGTTGGAATAAAACGATCAGGCCACCTATTCCAACGACGCAACGTATTAATCGGCGTTCCATACTTCATCCACCACCCCCAATATGTCATTCCCCAGCGCACAGTAATGTAGACGCCAGGGTTCTTCTTAGGTCTTGGTTTTTGCGCTGGTTTCTTAACAGCAATTGTCTTTTGAGTTGGTCGATCAGTAATTTTGATCTGCTGCCACTTTAAAGTAACACCCATGGCATTTTTATTTTCATCAAACGAGAAGCTAAGCTCTGAGATTAATACTCGTGGTAAGTACCGACGACCATACCATCTAATCATTGTGGCATCATTCTGCCAAGCATAAAGCTGTGCCATATACCGTTGACCGTCTGGGCCTGATTTACTACCGCCGAGCAAGTGTCCAGTGAATGTTCCTTGGTCTTCGTCAATAGACACATGATCAGAAATATTCTGACCCTGTTCAATTGGGTCGGCAGCGATTGTCATTGTTTTCGTAAGCTCTTCTTGTGTGGCCACGAGATAAATAGACTTACCTGTTTTAGGATCCATCATTTTTGAACCAATTTGACTTTGATCTAAATTCGATGCCATTCACTCACTCCTTTCTATGGAAGCCCCAACTTAGACTGAAGAGTAGCTCCCATTTGGTCCATTTGTTGCATCACAATATCAACAACTTGCTTTCTAATCTGATCAACATTTGAGCCGCCAGTAACTGATACATTAACAGTTGGGTTGATGTTTATCTCAACCTTATTGTTGGTAGTCTTGTTATCTGCTGGCTTGTTTTCTTTGTCTTTCTTTGCAAGCAAATTATTAAATGCTTCACCAGCCTTAGACGTACCTAATGCGTACTTAGGTGCAAAGCGACGCTTAGTCTCCTCAGCATCCAAAACATGAGATCCAGCTGGTAGATCAACAAGGATATTACGTTTTGCTGGGAATAAACCAGTCAATCCGTTTGGCAACATGAATGCCTCACGGTAAGTTGAATTAGATACATCGTTCACTAACGCTGGACCACCAGCATGCGAGCCACCAGCAGCATAAGCCTTAACTGAACTAAATGCTGAACGAGCTCCTGGTGTCCCATGCGCAAGCTTTGACGCGCCTTTACCTTTGACATCGGCTGTAATTGTCACGGTCTTTGAATGCAGGCTATTAATGGCGCTTGCCAGGGCCCTAACTCGACTAGCTGCATTGTCGGCGGATGAGCCAATCTTACTGAATGATGCTGCTACCTTAGAAGTCGCTGCGTTTGCTGAACTAACCATATTGTTCATAGCAGACTTCATGGTGCTTGTAGCCTTACTCATTCCATTCTTGATTGAACTTACAATCTTGTTAGACCCACTAGTTGCCGCACTAGCCGCCTTACTCATTCCTGATTGGACAGCTTCTGCAACCTTTGATAGCTCTGACTTAGCTGAGCTTGATGCTTTTGAAAGACCGGACTTAATTGAACTTGAAATTCTCGAAGCTCCTGAGCGGGCTGCACTTGCAGCTCTATTCATACCTGACTGAACATTCTTAGCTAAGCCATTAAATGCAGAACTCGAGCCCTTGCTTACATTCCGCAAACTGCTCTTTACTGCATTAGAGATCCCTCGACCACCAGTCTGGGCAGCACGCTTTGCGCGGTTCATACCTGACTGAACATTCTTTACCAAACCGTTAAAGGATGAACGAGAGCCACGGCTAACATTCTTAAGACTGTTAGTTACGGCTTTGCTAATTCCTCGGCCTCCAGTTTGTGCGGCTCGCTTAGCCTTATTCATTCCTGAACGGACGTTCTTGACCAGGCCATTAAATGAATTCTTTGAGCCTTTACCAATATTCTTCAAACTACTAGTAACTGCTTTAGCGATGCCCTTAGAACTACTTTTAGCTGTTCTTTTTGCCTTATTCATTCCAGATCGTACATTCTTGTTTAAGCTATTGAATGCGCTCTTAGAACTTTTACCCAGGTCTTTCATGCTGCTCTTCACAGCCTTAGTAATACCTTTTCCGCCAGACTTCGCTGTACGCTTTGCTTTATTCATCCCAGACTTAACGTTCTTTGATAATCCATTGAATGCTGATTTTGAATCCTTGGATACATCTTTTAACCCATTCTTGATGGACTTAGCAATGCCTTTTGAACCCTTTGAAGCGGCTCGCTTAGCCTTATTCATTCCTTTGCTAGTCTCACTGGACATCTTGCTGAATGTTTTTGAAAAGTCTTTTCCAAAGTTTTTAGATCCCTTGGATACCTTTTTCCATGCCGCACTAGCGGCTTTACCTAGCTTACTAAAAGAGGATTCGCTCTTCTTTCCTACCTTAGAAACTGACTTCTCTGTATCCTTAGTAGATTTAGATGCTTTCTTAGTTGACTTGTTGGCTTTCTCAGCACCACCAAACCACTTAGCAAACCCTTGGGCCCATTTAGGCATATGCCAGTTCTTAAATGGGTTCTTAATTTTAGGTAACTTTGGCATTTTTAGCTTTGGAATCTTCCACCCTTTAAATGGGTTCTTAAAATGAGAAAGCTTAGGCATCTTGAACTTCGGTAGCTTCCAGCCCTTGAATGGGTTCTTAATTTTAGGCAACTTCGGCATTTTAAACTTTGGCATCTTCCAGCCTTTAAAAGGATTTTTGAAATTAGCTAACTTTGGCATCTTGAACTTTGGAATACTAATTTTAGGCATCTTAAAGTGTGTAACCTTATTAAACATCCCTTGAACATCTTTAATCGTTCCTTTAACCGTCTTCATAGGGTTAGCCAAGAACTGCATTTGTTTACCAAACAATCCCAGGCCTGGAATTTTAGATATTTTGCCACCTAGAGAATATCCTTTTTTGGAAGCAGTACCAATAAAATTACCAATGCCCTTTGCAACTCCCTGTGAACCTTTTACCAGTCCATTCCAACCTTTAGAAAATCCGCTTGATATGCCCTTCCAGTTCTTTCCAACAAAGCCACCAGCTTTGTCACCTAACCACTGACCGCCCATAGCACCTGCAAGAGTTCCCATGGGACCTAGGAAGCTTCCCAAGGCACCACCAATAGTTGCACCAACACCGCCACCAACAGCACTTCCCACTTTCATGTGGCGACTTTTTGAACCCTTTTTGGTTGAATTCATAGCATCGAATATATCAAGTCCAGCAAAAAGAGCATTTATTCCGGGCATTCCTCTACCCAGGAACTTACCGCCTTTACCAAGGACACCACCAACTTTGCCTAATCCACCAAATAAACGACTACCTCCAATTTTTCCACCTAGGCCACTAAACATACCTAATGCTCTTGATCCAAATCGACCAATTGCACCAAAACGGCCACCTTTCATACGAGTACGAGCTAAACGAGATGTCGCTTGTGCTTCTGGAATAGCTTGTTCTGCAGTAGATATTCCACCACGCATGGTTGCATATTCCTGGGCAGCATTAACATACTTACTTGAATGTTTACCGTACCGGCGGCCAATCCGCTCAAGCTTGCGTTCATTCTTTGCTCCATAGTTATTAAGTTTTCGACGTGCTTTTTCAGCTTGTGAACTTCCTGCGCCGTATTGCTCTAGCTGCCGTTCATACTTGCTGCGTAGCTTGTTATATTTTTTGTTTCCACGAGTACTTACACCACGGTGCTCACCAGTTTCAGGGTCAATGTAATCACCTGCATCGGAACCCAATGTTCCACCAGTGCTATTTTTACCACTTAGTGCGCCCGTCAATCGATTTAATGCACTGGTATTAGCATTTAATGCACCATTCTTTCCACCGCCAGTTAGGTTACTAAAGAATTTAGATAAGCCCGGTATTTTATTAAGGTGGGTTAATTCACCTAGCTTGCTAACAATTCGGCCGATAGTCTTTCCAATTAATGGAAGTTTTGTGGCCCCCTTAATTGATAAGGCAATGGCTGATATTCCACCAGCTAACTTTCCAAAACCTGTAACCAATTCTTGGATTTTGTTTCCTGTTCCCTTAGGCAGCATCCCCTCAATCTTTTTACCGATATCTCCAATAAAAGAAAAAGCGCTCGAAAGCGCTTTTTTAATACTTGAAATTGTTGATGCAAAACCACTCACAAAACCAGATGCAAAGGGTGTAACTGCTTTAATAACCTGCCCTAATGCATTAGCAACACCAGATAATCCTCCCGCTGCATTTCTAGCTGCAGAATTAATCTTATTAAAGTTCGTAAACGTTTTAGAAAGATTGCCAATGATATCCCTAAATGCACCACCTTTAGCAATATTCTTTCCAAAATTTTCCATCATTTCGGATAAGAAAGTATTACTAGCAGACTTTGCTGAACGTAGCATACCAGGAAGTGTCGAATTATAGCGTTCTGAAGCTTTTGCCAAACCTCCAGAATTACCATATCCATCAATTGCTTTAAATGCTGTTTCAGCTGATACGGCTGAATAATCCCATCCACCAGCTTTATTTTTACCTAGCTCATGGCCAGTTTCCTTCTTGTATTGTTGTCTGATACGTCGAGTTATCTTTCCATCCAACAAATTCAATGAACGAGCAATTCCACCGCTCATTTTTCCCGTATCACCAATGTTACCAACAGCCATTTTGAACATTTCCATCTCACGACCGTTCAATGCATTGGCATCCTGAATGTTAAACATCCCCTTTAACATTCTATTTGTTAGAGTTGTATTTCCAGAATATGCACCAGCATCAGATGAATATATTTGCTTAGCAATGGCATTCCCTTCTGTGAAATCATTACCAGCTCTAAGACTTGTTTCCAAAATTTGTTGATTGGCTGCTCGTGATTGGCTTGCTAATCGTGCGGCACTCATATTTCCATGCGCATCTTCAATCGAAGTAGCCCACATTGCTTGACCAGATTGCTTCTCTTGCAATTGTTTCCAACCACCAGCAAAAGCACTCTTAACGCCTTCAAACGCTGCCATTACACCGCTGGCCGCCAACATTCCTGGGGCAAACATGGCTAATCCGTCGCCAACCGCTGATCGCAGTTTCCCTGGTTGCTTTTCTCCAGAACCAGCCATATACGCGGCTCCAGCCCCCATTCCCAATCCACCACCCAAGCCATTACCTAGACTTTTACCTACATTATTGGCCTCTTTCAGCGTATTAAGATATTTTTTTACAGAAGCTGTGGCTTTATCATATGCACCAGCACCTCTGTCGGCGCCAGCTGCAATTCCCACCCCTGCTTCTTTACCTTCTGCATTAACCTTAGTCAGAGCTGCTTTTAATTGATCTAATTTGCCGATAGGCTTAGTAACTGCAGCGCTAGCCTTAGCAAATCCTGAGTCAATTCCTGCTCCAGCTCGTTCTCCTGCACCAGTTAAGCCAGCCAATTTTTCTTTAATGCGATCTATTGGACTGGTTAACTTAGCGGCTGCTTCTGATGACTTAGTCAATCCTGTCGCAATGCCCGAGCCTGCTTTCTCGCCTGCTCCACTAAGACTTGCTAATTTTTCTTTTGTGCTAGTGATTTTTGCATCTGTTTCTTTTAATCTTGCCAAACCGCCACTCAAGCTATGTCCATCAAACTTGACGGCTTGTTCCATGCGTTCGCCATTATGTATGAGCTGGTCAGTCAGCTCATTGGCTTCACGCAAGGTACCGTATTTAAGTTGCCATTCAACGCCAATCGATACGTCACGTAAATTACCTGCCATTATTCGCCCTCCCAATCCAGCTCTGGATGTTGCATTTTGTAGGCTTTCTCAGCCTTATAATTCAAATAGCCAATCTCATCAACCGTCATGAATTCCATTTCTTCTCTCGTAGATAGCCCCATCATGACTGGGAATTCCATTGAAAAGTCCTCGTGGAAACGACGATCATAATCAAAGCTGTTTGAATTACTAGTTAAGATATTTGCTAAGAAATTCGTCCGCCTGTGAAACTAGTTCAAGAAATCCCTTGTGTTCAGGATCTTCAAAATAGTCTGTACCTTGCTTTTTAAGTTCTTCAGGATATGAAACTACTTCCTTAATTAGATGATCCACATATTGCTCATTAGCAGCTGTTGGAACATTCTCACCCAATTGGAATGCCAACGCAGAAATCTTTTGTGCTTTCTTGATACCCGGATGAGTCAAAATTACAGGCTGACCATGTAGGTCAATTTCCTTAATTTGACCATTCAATCGTCCAGTCTCACCCTTTGTCTCAACCATTTCACGATATTGAGCAAGTAAAGGATCTACCGTTTCCTGTTTAACTACTGGTTCAGGTTGCACTACAGGTGCTTCAACAGTTTCCTGAACGTGGTTTCTTTTTGAACTAGCTCACCAATTTGTGGTGCTGCTACTTGTTGGTTCATCTCAGTCATAACTTAATCTCTCCTTTTTTGATTATTGGTTGTCGTTTGTATAGTCGGCCTTAGGCATCAGGATTGTCCAACTTCTTCCGGTTGCAGCATCACCAAAGGCCACATTTGGCGCCTTTTGGAACTGTGCCACAGTCGCCGTAACCTTTTCCTTCTTGTGCACTAATACAACTGGGAAAGTCTTTCCAGATGCCATTAGCTTTTGGAAACGAGCATTGTCTTGTGACATCTCTGAAAGGTTAATGGTCATATTGGCCCGGCGGTCATTACTCTCAGACATAAATCCAACACCCTTGGCGTCAACACTTAACTTTTGGAGGTCTTGTGGCCATTGGACTTGAACCATCGTTCCATTTTGGAAGGCTGAAACTTCCTTATTATCAACAAACAAATGAACGTCATTTGCGTTATAACTATTTGCGTATTGTCCCATTATCTAAATCCTCCTATTGTAAGTTCACTTGGCCATGGACAGTGACAGTGTCAATAGCACCAGATGGGGTGTAGGTATAAGACAGTCCCTTGTATACACGCTTAGCTACATCAGATGGATCTAACTGATCGCGTTGTAGGCTCTCCACCGTGTATAGAGGGTTCTTTGATGCATCGTCTCGATCAATGATGCCGTTGTTAAAGGCCGTTGCCAAAACGCCATCAGCAGTAGCTGTGAGTACTGCAATACCACCTGCGTCATAAGTCACCTTATCGTTGTTGGTAAGCACGTCTTGTAGAGAGCGCTTGATGTTTTGGCTAACCCAATCAATCCCCATAACAACATCAATAAATTGGCCAGACATCGTCTTTCCTTGGGTTGTTTGAGCCACATTATTAGTCTTATTAACAAAGGCCATGATGTTAGCACGATCCAATGCAGCCATCTCCGCCATCGTGTAAGAGTCAGCACTCAATGTCGGCAACTTAAGATCATGCCAATTCAAAGAACCAACAACGGAAGCTCCGTAAGTTCCAATTAGAGTTGCTGAAAACTCCTCTGCATCAGTTGCTACGGCCGTCTTTGACTTCTTGATCATAACTACTGTCCGAGAATTTTCGCCAAACTTATCTAGCAATGTTTGTAGAGACTCATTTGTCATCAAAATATCGCTTGGCATCTTAGCATCAATCAATACCATCCGGAACTGGTCACCCTCAACCAAATTAGAAAGCAACTGCAAATCATCTTCTGTAGTTGCTTGATCTGGCATAACACCGAAGTACCATGACTTATTAGAATATGCTTGATATGCCTGAGCTAAGTCAGTATATGAAACAACCGCCATTGTCTGTGGGTGATTAGGTTGCGCAAAGTAAGCTGCTGCCCACTTATAAACCGCAGTACCCATGCCAAACTTAGGCAACACCTCATCAATCGTCGTAAATTCTTCGTACTTCTGTTCCAATCCCTTAACAAATAAGGCTGGAATACCGAACCCAATTTGTACCGTAGGTTGGCTAAGGGTTACGTTAACGCTAACGTCTGAAAACGCCATATTAATATCCTCTTTTCTTATTTCTTGGTGATGTCAACGTGATCAATTTCAGGCAAAGTAGGCATAACCTGCTTTGGCTTGTAAGACACTTGAACATCAATACCTGCAACAAATTCCCAGGCAATATCAGCTTTTTGCTTAGGCAGTGAATAAACATCAATCACTTTTTCAATATCAACACCCTTTGGTTGAATTTTTTCTCTGACTGTTACATCTTCAAGTTTCGTCCTAATTAAAAAAGCGTTGTCTAAGGTTTCAAACTCGTGATGTCCGTGGACACCGAGTTGAATTTGCATAGACACCGCTTCTGGCGTGTTGTTATTGTTGTATGAATGTGGAGTAAATGGGTCAATTACAGCAAAAGTAACATATGGTAACTCAGGCTTAGCATCGAAATCATTCTGCGACACAACCTCCACATCTGGTAAGGCCATATGAATGACTTCTTCAATTACTCTTGGCACTATTGAAACACTAGCGCCACTTGTCTGTTCCATCCCCTACCTCCGTATTATCAACATTCTGCATACTCTTAATGTCGACTAACTTGTACACATGCAAGTTACTGAATGTCGTTTCGTCATAGTTGTCATGGGTAACGACTTCCCAGACACGACCAGCAAAATTTACATGTTCGCCAATATCAACATCCGTCACTGTGTACCAGATAACCCGATTGACTTCATCAAAGCCCCCCGGCTCCAAGGTTAACTGATTGAGTGCAACAGCAGTAGCATCTGCTTGGTTAGCAGGTAATACTGGGTCATAACTTGTGAATTCATGGCTAGGTAAGCCAGTAACTGGCGTTTTCATCTGGAACTCAGCCAGGATCTCCTTCGCCTCGATATAAAAGCTCATATGCCCTCTACCTCCCAAGTAACTGATCCAAGCAATTGACCTGTATCAATTAACGGATTAGAGCTTCCTTTTTGTGCAATGGTGCTGGGCGCATTAGGTGGCGATTGAATTGAACGAATTTTACGTTGAATATCTCTTGCAATGAAGGCCCCTAGTTGTCCATATGCAGCTTCTGCGACCATTTCACCATGTGTAACCTTATCCACTATTTGAATGGCTCGTTGCTCCCATTTACCAACATTCTCGGCGTAGGCGGAACGCACAAAGGAGCGAGAAGGAATGTGTCCATTTCGAGTACCGAACTCTTGGATATTGGCTAACTCAACCATGGTTATTGAGCCATGTCCCCCACTCTTGTCGCCCAAGATACCAACACGTACCTTCAATTGACCAAGCTTTTCAAGTTGAACCAATATTTCAGGAATGCGGTTATCATCTCTAATCACAACCATTAAGGCACCACCACCAATCCAACACTGTACTTGTTGCTGAAATTCTTTAGTAGATCATTCCATTGACGTAAGAACGGATCGTCTCGGGAAGTATCGTAGCTAACTGCCCCACCAGTCTGCTTTTCCAGCGCACCGGCTTTAACCTTAGTTGTATTACTAGCATCGCTGGAGATGCCGCCATATGAGTAGTCCCAAAATAGGTGAGCTGTGTAAATCTTCATCCCAGACTCTAGCTGTTCATCAGGTAAGCCCGCACTTTTAACTGTTGCCCAGGCGATGCCGGCCATTTCGGCTGCTGCATCATCAGGAATATCACTAAAACCACGGTTCAATAATTTGGACTTCGTGGCAACAGTTGTTGGATTAAAATCATACGCCATTGACTCCTCCTAATTAGTTACCCTTTACCTGATCAATGCGTTCAGTGATTGAAGCAATAGCTGAATCACGTGGCTTATCAGCACCTTGTTCCTGACTCAACATCTCATCAAGTAGTGACAAGTCAGACGTTTCAGCAACTGTCTTCTTAAGCTGAGTAACAGTCATCCCAGTTACGTCCAGCTCATCATCTACATCTGGCATTTCAAAGTCATGCTCAACAATGTGGGCCACCACATCATTCGTTTTAGCTAACTCTTTGATAGTTTTTACTTCAGTAGGCGTGACTTTGTTTAATCCAGGTAAAATAGTGGATTTACCAAGTACACGCACAAACTTGCCTCGATTTTCAATCGTTAACATGGACAGCCTCCTTAAATGTTGTCAATACGGATAAATTGATGTGGAACCTTAATTAAGAGGCCACCTGTGCGCTCTTCAAATCCCAACTTAGTGTGTGTGTTGTACACCTCAGGCGTAAGAGATTGAATATCAAAGGCCATCAAAATCTTAGAAACACTTGGATCAGCGTTAAAGATTAATGCAGCATCCGTGCCATTCTCGCCACCACCAACCATTGCATCAGTGGTTGTGATGTCAGTAAACCAGCCATAATCCTTGATGACTTGCATCAGTGTACGAGCATCGTAATCACTGAAACGCTTACCAACTAGGTATTCGTATTGTGCTTGTGGTAACACAAGCTTTAATGAAGCATTAGAGAAACCTGTTTGCTTGGTTAGCTGTGTGCGCGCTTTCCGAAACAATTCCAAAATCTCATCTGGCGTTGATGTTTCAATCGTCTTGGTTGCTGGCATAGTCAGGATGCCTTCGGTATTCAATGCACCCTCGATGCCATAATCATCATTCCCTCGGAAAATCAACTTATCTTCAAATTCAGCAATTGTACGACGGGCAGTCGCTACCTTTTCAGTTTCTGCTTGATGTCCAGCCATTGCAGCCGCACGCAATTCCTGAACAGTATATTCAGCTCCAGCCCCGATTGAGTACATTGGTCGGAACTGACGCTTAATGTCGTTAGCAACCATAGGCAATGCTGTATCACCATTAGCGATAATCTTGGCAGATCCTAAGCGGGTCATGATGTCATAACCTACTGCTTCTGCTCCTGGGTTAATACTTGCATCGACTGAGAATAAGCGGCGTCCGATCAACTCGCTTTCTGGCGCTTGTAAGACAACACTCTCCATCTGAACCAAGTCACGGCGTTCAAATTGTCCTGATTTCGTTACCATAATTTACTATCTCCTTATTAAATGTTGATGTGCAATACTGCAGTTCCACCAGCGTTCCCGTTGCTTCGGAAAGTACCAACGGCCGTCGTATCATCAGTAGCCACGCCAAAAGTCCCATCAGCAGTAACCGCTGCTTTTTGTCCCTTATTAACGTCTACTGACACTGGCACAACGATTGAGCCGTTAGTCACGACGGTCACCGGTTCCTTCGGCAAGAATGACCCTGCTGTCTCGGAAGCCGTCGTTGTAGCAAATGAATTTTTAAGCCCTTGAAATGCACGAGCAATTCCAATAATCTTTGCACCAGCTGCAGCTACCACTACTGCTGTGCTAGTAGCGTTATAAGCTAAAGGTGCTCCAAACTTAATCTCTGTCTCTGCGGGTTCAGTGAATGCTTGATACACCGAAGTATCAGCTAAATAACCTACTGGTAAGTTTGGATCCATTTGGTACCGTGAGTCTGGAAATTCTGCCATGATTTACTCCTCCTATTTCTTGTTCAGGTTTTGACGGGCTTGTCGTAACTCTTGATTGCTATCACTATCGGTGATGGTTGAGTTGTCACTCCAATCAACATTCGACTTGCTCTTTGCCATCGCCTTATTGTTAGCCATAGCAACGCTGAAAGCCCCATTCAAATAATCATCACTAACACTATCAGCTAGCTCAATACCATTGACCTTCTTCACAACAGCCATCTTAATATCACGGTCTGAACCTGACAGGTCGGCACTATCGCCGATTACTTCCTTGGCCTTGGTTTCAAGTTCAATACGTGACTTTACACGTTCTTGTACCTTGTCCTCGATGTTAGCTGCGTCTTGCTCCAACTTTTCAGCCTTAGTCTTATAGGCGTCACGCTCACCGGTCAAGGTATCCACCTTGCTATTTAATGACGTAATTTGGTCTAATGCAGCATCATTAGTTAACTCAGTCTTCTTGAGCGACTTAATAACTTCATCAGCCTTCGCTTGTGCGTCTGGTGCAGTCAGATCAATCGTCTGACCATCTAAAATAATCTCTTTCATTTCTTTTCCTCCAAAATCATCTTTACTATCAGCAACAATCTCAAGTAGGCCCTTGCTAACGCTCATATCATCAGCACTATCCAAGCCAATCGAAATATCAGAACCAGCTCTCCCACGTTCTACAATCGCAACATGATTAATCCTCATGTTGCGTTGAACAACGTCATATGCATCCCCGTTATACACGCCGTTTTCTTGTGATAACTCGGTAATAAAGCCAATGCTTAATTCCCGCTTTCCAGCCTGAACATCTGCGATTGTGTCAGGGTCAGTAATGACCATTGATACAGTTAACATATTGTTCTTAACCGCCGCATCATTCATGGTCATCCCCACTGACACTTCTTTATTGTTGTCAGCGTTAACTGTGAAATTAGGATGATCATTAGTGATTGGCTTACCGTTGGCACTCTCAATCGTTGCCTGGCTAAATAGTTCCTCAGGCAGCTTAGCTTGCTCGCTCAGGCCGTCTGGACGCATGTATGGGAAAACACCCGGTCGAGCAATTGGAACTGACGAGACGACTAAATAGCCCTCATCATTTAAAGCACTGTCGTTAACCTGTGCCTTTATTTGATCAACTACTTGCATTTAGTACACCGCCTAATGCTCTTCTTCAATGAACAAGACTTGTCCTGGGTAAATCTTAAACTTAAGGCCAGGGTTCATCGCCCGCAGATGACCAACAGACAAGCCAAAACGCGTGGCCACGATTGCCAAGATGTCTCCTAACTGAACTGTGTATGTTTGCCGTACTGGCTCAACAGGTTCAGGTGTTGGTGTTGGCTCTGGCTGTGGCGTTGGTTCTGGATCAGGGGATGGCGTATCAGTACCGCCGTCAGTCCCTGTGGATTGATCTTGTGTGTCAGGTTGAACCTCTGTTGGTGTTACTGGTTCATTGGTAACACCTGATGCATCTTCTGTTGGTGTATCGGTAGTACCTTGCTCAACTAGTGCCAGCAACTCATCCTTTGTAGCAGTTGAGCTGTATTGAATGCCTTGCGCATCTAAATACGCTTGAATTTCAGCCTTTGTATTAGCTGATGTTGGCTTTTCCATGTCTGTCCTCCTAAATTTGGGTACAAAAAAAGCGCTCGTAGTGAAACGAACGCTTTACAGCAATTTTATTAAACTATCTTGTAAGGTAGTAAGTCTTGGTATTCCCAGAAAACTCTACCCATGCAATAAATGTCATCATAGCTGACTTCATCATGCTTATTCTTAAAGTCAATATTACTCTGACGACCTTCTTCTAGTATGTCGTATTCAGGATTTGATAATAATTCAACCTGATATCGAACATACTCCTCCAAATAACCTTTATCATACAATGATTTTATACGATCATAGGTTTCAACTGGTTCTTCATGCTCAACTAGAATGTCTCGGTTATCTGTGCCCCACTCTTCCAAAAACAAGTTTTTCATAGCTAATGGGACCCAGTCTTTATGAAATGAATATTCAACTTTTTTCATCTGGAATCACCACCTCCACTGTTAATGTAATACGTGAGCCATGCTTCTCTCTTGATACTATTTTAAACTTAATTCCACGGCGCAGCAAGAATTCATTCTGATCTGGATATTTAGATTTGTCTGCTACCCACATACCAATCCCAGTTCCTTTTGGTACCAAAACTTTTAGTTTATGTTTTCCAAATCTCAACCCAAAATTAGTAGTTAAACTTGTATATCCATCCAGGTTATTCTCTGCTTCAATTTGATTTACATAGTAAGCTAATTCGGAATCCTTTAGTGATCGCATAAATACCATTGGTTTAGCAAGTTCCGTTTTAGAAATAGCATGATCTAAATTATCAATTAAATCGTTCAATTCTCCTGAATAAAACTGAAGCTTTTGATTACTATCTTTACTGTTCAATAAACCACGTAGATAGCTATTAATAACTTTATAATCAGGTAGTGTATACGATTTAATTGCTTTTAACTCAGGGCTAGTGAATTCAGGCTGTTTCAGAACATCATGTAAATACTCTGTTGCACGTTCTGATATCACATCAACTCCGGCCGGTGGCTTAGCTGATGTCCAAACACGTTGGTAAATATCGGCGTACTGTCCACCATTAGTGATGTATGACTCTGCAGGTATGACATTAACATTTGTCCTAGGTGTCTCTTCGGGACTCCAAAACTCTTCTTCCCCAGCCTCTTCAACTTCATCATCAAAAACAGGTTCGGCAACACAACGACAGTTAATAGGCATTCCCGGGAATGTTCCCTCCCAACCTTCCGACCAGCTAAATATCTTCCCATCAACTTCCCGGTGAGATTGCCTAACACGGTCGTCCTCAGATGTCCGCCATCTAAAGTACTTGATACCTGCTCCTTCTTGCTTGAATTTATTCAGTCCGGCATATAGTGAACCTGTCTCATTACGAGCAATAACATTAGCCCGTTTTAATGATTGATCAGTAGCCTTGGCAAACTCATCCCCAATAGTTCCAGCTAATTCACCTGTGGCTACACCACGTAGAATGATTTGTTCAAGCTTGCGAGCCTGCTCATCACCCAGTGACTTAATATAGCTAACATTCTCATTAGCTTTTGCCTGGAGAAACTCTAATTCTTTTGGTGTTAGATTAACATTGTTAATCCAACTGTCCTCATCATCCTTAACAGGCAGCACCTTAGCTAGTTCCCGTTCAATGTTGTTGTACACATCCCTAGTAACTTGGGACACTATTTGCTTAGCAATATGTTCACCATAGATAGGCCCCAGCGAAGATGTAAACTGATCGAGCTGCTTCTTGAATACCTCAACATCATCCGCACTATCTAAGTTCAGGCGTGGGGGATGCCGTTTCCTAATGAATTGCTCAAACGCTGTTGTTAATGCCTCTACCATAGCATGCAAACGTTTCTGGTAGGACAGCTCAACCTTTAGGGGATAATGTATCTTCTGCTTCTGCGTCACCATATCAATTACCCACCTTTCCGCTTAAACAAGTTCGAGAACCACTTAGTCCCTTGCTCTGTCACGTCATCAGCATCCTTAGTTACATTAGTGCCGCTAGTCATGCCTAGAGATGAGAACCGTGCGTCATGTACTTCTTCTGGTTGTACAACGCCTGCTTCTAAGTAAATTTTGTCGGTCTGCGCCTGTTTCAAATCAATATCAGCAGCCGTTGATTCATCCATTTCAAATAGCGGATTAAACTCTAGCGACCAATTAACCTTATCAGGGTCAACTCGTCCACCAGGTTCATCTTCCGCCCATAATAAAAACCGCACTAGGTTCTCCAGGTGCGGCCTTAATTCATTTTCTTGAATGGTCTTGATACGAGCATAGTAATTCTTCAAGTCATACTGTGAACCGGTCAGCGTGCCAGTTTCTTGTCCCATGATTATAGTCTTAGGCATCCGTGAGGCAGTGGCCACACGTTCCCAACTATAATCAAGGAGTTCCTTAATTCCACTAATCCGCTTTTCTTGATTTTCAAGGCTTTCATCTTTCTCAATGATTGCCAAGGCATCTGTAGTGAATTGCTGTTGTGCAGCCATAGCTACCGCAATCTTATCATCTGTGCTTAAGTCCTGTGCCCCCTCAGCCTTAAAGACCTTAAACACATAGTCAGAAAGTATTTTTCGAGTTGAATTGATAGCTGTATCAACGGTTTCTAATTCTGGTTGCATCCCCTCATAGATTGACCGTCCTTTATCTTCGTCTTCAAGCATTAAACCAATAGCAATCATGAACCTGGTATGGTTGATTACATCATTTTTTAGTTTAACCTCTTCAACTTTTCCATAATTCTCGTCAGTTATATCGCTATTGAATACTAACTCATTTACTTTCTTGCTACTAAATGGAGTTAAGTAAGATACCTTCTTTAAGTAGCGTGGGTCTAACTCCTCACTTGGTAATACAGTCTTACTTGTATCAACGCCAATGAATACCCCACCCATGCCATACATACGCTGGTATTTGAACATTTGCGTGATGGCTTCCTTAGCATTCAAGTCGTGCATGCGTTCATTCAATTGGTTAGCTAATTTATCATCGTCCATTTTAATCACCCAACCGTTACGGGTGACGTCTTCGGCAGGCATATCCACAATGTTTTTAGCTACTGAATTACGCAAGTATAACGCTTCAGCAGTGAACTCATCCATTCTTGGTACAAGTCCAGCACCTGCTGAATTAAGTGGTACATCAATGCCAGGTCTTGGATTATAGCCATTTCCTGAACTAGCACTATCTTGCACCAATCTATTGGCCCTTCGTTTATTTCTTTTTGATCGCTTTGACATAAGCTAACCTCCAAATCGTTGCTTTAAGCTCTTAGCCTGACCAATGTTAACCAAGCCTTGCGAGGTGCTATCTACCCAGTCATCGTGTGCTGCGAACGGAAACGATAGTAATTCAGTCACATAGTCCTCATATTCGGGCTTCCAAGCAGGGTGCGGTACAAATACATTGCCTGCCTCGAACAATGGCGCCACGGCGTTAAGACGTACCTCTTTCCCACCCTGTGGAGTAACAGGGATGATACCAGTTAGCTTGTTTTTTAACACGCTAATAATGGCAGCACCATTGGCCTTGTCTTCAATGTACTTGCCTGTTGCTTTGGGCCAACGTGTCGACATTGATCTAATGGCCTCAATCGTTGTAGGAAAATCCATACGTTCATGGTGTGTATCAAGCAAATAGAACTTGTTGTCTCGCTTGCCCCAAACAGTTCCAGCCACAAAGTCGCTAGTGTCTGCATCCTTAAACGTGGCATCCCATGACTGTGCTTGTTTATCCCAATGAATAGGCAGTGTCTCAACGTCATCCCCAAGACCTAGTTCACGTTTTCGTTCAGGGGTATCGACGTAATAGTGTATCCACTCACGTCTAATCACAGTTCCAGCTTGTGGTGTTGGACGTTGCTGATATAAGGCAGCCCAAGTACGTGAACCAACACGAACCTTCTGCTTACCTGCCCATTCTTCATTCCAACCTAAACCTGGTGCTAATGCCTGTCCTACAGAACGACTTAACAAATCGTTATCTTCTTCCGCAATGGCAGGTAGCTTTATCTCTTCCCAAGGATATGACATCTCTCTAAGCAGTCGACCAACTAAATCATCTTCATGCCACCGGGTCATAATTACAATAACTGAGCCACCTTCATGCAACCGTGTTGAGAACGTTGATTGCCATTCAGACCAGATACGCTCACGAATAGTGGTCGAACTAGCATCCCGTTCATTCTTAACTGGGTCATCAATGATAAGCAAGTCAGCACCACGACCAGTTGCACCACCAGTAATTGATGTACTCATTACTCGGCCCTTGTGTCCTTCAGCACCCCATTCTTTTACTGAGCCCTGTGACCGGGATACTCCTAAATCAAATAATGGCCTAGCAAATCCATTAAATTTGCGTCTGTTCTTCCGTCCAAAATCGACAGATAACTCAGCTGAATAAGAAACAAGCATTACCTCTTTATCAGGGTTACGCATGGCGAAGTAACTGGGATAAGTCTCTGATATTGTTGCTGACTTACCGTGTCGGGGTGGCATTTCAAAAATATAAAAGTGCTGCTCACCATCAATAATCTTCTGCAACTTATCAATGATAATTTCAATGTGGGGCATGATTTTGTAGCTAGGATTAGACAACAAAAAGTAGTCACGATAATTGCGCCGAGCTAATTCATATTTAGCTTGCATGATGAGCGCTTCTTTTTGCTGTTCGTTCAAATCCATTGCTACTCATCCCCTTTCACTTTAGTGATAATCTCTTTTAGTGCGTCGTCACTGAGTGAATTGAACACATTGTTCTCAGTTCCTGCACCACGTTGTTCCTTAAACCAATCAAGCAGTTGCTTGCGGGCTTTGTCTCGGTCATACAACTTGATATGTGGGCCATCCTTACCAATGGTTATGTCATCAATAAGCGAAGTATCCACCTTATCTTGATCCTTAAATCTGACAAATGACCGGTAATAGAACATTGGCTTTCCATCATCATCGAAAACTTGGCGTTCCTTACCATCTTCGCCTTTTTCCGTCACTGGTTCCTTGTACGAACCAAACTCTATAAAGTCACCAATGTCTGCATTAGCTTCTTTAGCTAACTGCTCAATTAAGTCAAACTCGCTTACACCCAGCTCTTGAAACTTAGCATTTCGTAACTCTTTGATAGCTGCTTGTACCTTAGGGTTTCTTAGGGCCTTTGACCCTTCAACCATTGCCGTTTTTCGAGATGATCCATAGGCATTTATGTATGCTTGCGTGGCATTTGAAAGCCTGACGAACTCCAACACAAAGCCTTTTTGCTTATCTGTCAATTCACTATTGGCTAATTCTTCAATAGCCTTTTCAGTTGGTTTTGGTGTTGCAACGTTTTTGCGTTGCGTTGCATTCTTATTTTGTTGCGTTGCAACGTTTTCTGAAGATGTGTCGTCCCAATGATTACGTGACTTCCACGACCTGATAGTTGAAGGTGACTTACCTAACTTTTCAGCTATTTCCTTTATCTTCACGCCATCTAAGTAAAGTTGCTTAGCCTGATCCCGGTCTCTCATCACATAACCACATCTCCTTTCTAATTAATTATCTGACAAGTATTGATAGATACGACAACAAGCCGTTACTACCCCAATTCCTAATATAAGGCAAAAACATAATGCCAAGAACAATATGAATGGTAAAACAGCAAAGCCCAAGATCACTAACCAACTTAACTTAATCCATCCCAATAGTTTAGCAACTGCCAGCGCCGTTCCGGCGCCTGTGCTTAATCTTGCTAGTGTTCCCCAATTCACTTACTTCCCCACCTTTCTTTTTTGACTTTTTTTGTTCTCGATCAATGTTCCCAATGATTTGATCTTCTAATTGTCTGTACCAAAAGCTCACATTCATATTCCTCCTATTTGACCTAACTAATAAACGGAGTAGACAGGACTCGAACCTGCAAGTGTTTAAACACCAACTCATTAGCAATGAGCCTGCTTTCCATTCGCATCTGCTCCAATAAAAAAGAGCAACCAATCTGGCTGCTCTATTATTTTATAAACTGGTCAAATTCGACCAGTTTTACTGTGGAAAACTATTTATTATTTTAAAAACTTGTTGATCTTCCAACCTATGTTAAAGACAACGCAAAACAAGTTCCAAGGAATCCACAATAAGAAATAACATATTTCTGATCTATCCATCAAATATGTAACTAGAGTTTCTGATTTTCGTATCCCACCAATCACTCCGTTCTTAAATTCCATTATCATACCTCACTACCCCACCCGTTTATTCTTTACTCAACATAATACAATAAAAAAAGAGCAACCGTTTTAGTTGCTCTTTTATTCATATATTAAACCAGTCGAATCAATACAAGACATTTTTTAACAAAAATCAGACCATGCTAAATGGATCTTCTTGACATAAATCGTAATATTCCTCAAAAGAATCCAAATCACCTTCAGTACTAATTCCATGTGGCAAATGCAATCTTTGACACTTTTCGATGCTTGCTGAAATAACAGAATCTAATTCATCAATCCAATCCTCTTTGTGCTTATTATACCATTTTTCTGTTTTCTCATAATCAGCAGGTAATCCCCCATTGAAGTAATTTGATATCCAACCTTCCCAGTTTTTATTACTTAAATAGACTGTATATCCTTTACTTATATACCCTCTGATTTCTTTTTTTAATATTTCCTTGTCATGACTTGTTGCATTGTAATCTGTGTCCATTACAACAACTTGATTACTTCTATCTGTCAAAGTTTCCTTCATATCCTTTCTAAGCTGGTTATGAGTTTGATAAGTTGCAATTGTTAATCGCTTATCTCTAGCTTTTTGACAGGAATTTAGGAGTTTAAAATAAGTAGTCTCAGATTTATTTCCTTTTTTCCCCTCAACAAGAATACTTAATCTGGGATTTAGTTTCTTTTTTCTTTTTACCATGATATTCCATCCATTAAGCGAGGAAATGCACCTAACCTACCTTGCTCGTACATTTTACTGAAATTATATTTTGAACGGTTCATACTACCTTCAAAATCTATTAACTGATATACCTCTGCAATATTATCAATTGGATTTTTATCTATGAACATAATTGATTCCACTGGAATTTCATTAAAATTCATTAATTCTGGATTATGGGTAGTCGAAATTAACTGACCACCATTTTGAATAAATAAATCAATTATGAACCGTTGTATAGCCGGGTGATAGTTGTTCTCCAGTTCATCAATTAGATACATTCCTCTACCTTTTGTTGCACTATATAATCCAACAAATTGAGAAATAAACCTTCTCGTCCCATCTGACTCCTCCTCAAGTGGGACTTCTATAGAATCTCCGCCTTTTCCATGAATAAAGAACAGTCTCTTACCCTCTTTCTGATGGTCAATTTTTACATCAAAAATACCAACATCAATTGTTTCAAAAGCTCTTAATAAACCTAACTTAAATTCATCGTCTTCTTCTATCTTTTGTGTAATGGTCTGTATGGTTTGGTCTACATATGGATTTGAAAAATAGAGTGTATTAGGGGTATTGTGTGGTTTAAATTCTTTTGCAGTAAACAAATGATGGAATATCTCAAAAAATGATTCAACTTTTTGTTCAACATCTGAACCACTATATTCAGAAAAAATCTCTTTATTCATCTTCCTAATCTTACTAATCACTGAACTGTCTTTACCCGTATTTTGAAGCTGTATATCTTTAAAATAGTTTTGAAGTTCTTTAAAATCAGTTGTAATGCTAGAATTTTCCCGTTCAAATATACTCTTAATTTTTGAATCAAATAATTTATATTCGCCACTCGATGCTTTAACAATTTTGCTAGTAACAAGTTTCTCGTCACCGAAATATATTTGTCCACTTTGCTCGCTGACTTGAATGTTGTACTCAAAATAATCTAGTGCAATGGGATTAATCACAGTAAATGAGTAAGAAACTGGCTTATCCTTATCATATGCATGGCTAATAACATTATTTGCTTGCTCCATGGTGAAGGGGCCAAAGTCCATCGGAGTAATTCCTACAAAACTTAGCAATTCAGAAAAGCTCAATAACAGACTAGTCTTCCCGGATCCGTTGGCACCATAAATTAAACCGATAGGATTTACCCTACTTATTGTTTTATGGTTTTTATCAGCACTTTCATTTGAAATTCGTGTAAATGTGAAGACACTGCTTTTTCTTAAGTTGCTAGAAACTCGGCCCTCTTCTACCATGCAAATGGTCGCTTGATCGGCGAACATTTTATAATTTTGAATTGAATATTCTAATAACATGTCATTTCTCCTTTAGTAAAAGGATAAATCGTAATCCGATTACAAGATTATGATAACACATATTCTGATTCTATTATGACATAAGTCGATTTTACCTTACTTTCGTCAATAGTTCACTAACAACGTTACCACCGTCTCGATGATTAAATCACCATCTGCCATTCATTAGTAAACGTTACCTACTGGGTTCGAACCAGTGACAACCTGATTAACAGCCAGGCGCTCTACCAACTGAGCTAAGGTAACAAAATAAGCGGCCAATCATGACCACCAAACCTAAATCACAAATACATCATGCGTTAAAACAACATCAAGTATTTTTTCATGTGTACTTGCTAATTCAGGAAACAGATATGGACGGAGTCGAACCGTCATGCTGTAATAAGCTGTTTAACAACCAGCCTAATGCTCTCCGTGAGCTACATATCTACCGCATAAATAATCTAAAGGAGGCTGCTTGTTGAAATTATCCAACGATATAATAGTAACCCCTATTTTCACCCAAAAATGGGTCTCTTACCCCTAAAAACGGCCCATGGTTTCAAAGTTTTATCCATGCTGCAACTGCTGCTTTGAAGTCATCCCGCCACTTTCTAGCTGTCCGTTCATCAATATGGTTGTCCATAGCTATCTGCTCCCAGCTTGTTGATTTTCCAGAATAGCGCATCTTAATGACCCTTTGACGTTCTGGGCTTAATACCTTAAACCAATTATCAATGATAAACTCCTGCGTTTTGAGCGTTACAATCTGTTCATCTTCCTGATGCCGTGCCATTGCTAGTTCAACTGGGTTAGAATAGCTATTCTGTATCCTTCCACCACCAATGTTCTCATCTACACTTCGTGTTAAGTCTAGTTCCATACTTCTAATAGCAATTAGCTTAGGGAACTGCCCCCTAAAGTATCGCTCAAATAACTCATCATATTTATCTGCCAACTCCAGCTCCCCCTGTTTATGTGGTAAAATTAAGTTATACCTTACTTAATTTATGCCTGGCGAAAGCTGGGCTTTTTTTATTGCTCATCCACAATCTCGTATGTGTCTTCGAAAATATCTTTCTTGATAATCCATACATCATTATGATTTCCTTGAATTAGATAGTCTCCAGGTAATCCTTGCATAGTTCCTTCAAGCGTCTTGACTGTGTATACAAACTTACCTTTTTTAACGTAAGGGTCATCTAAGAAATTAATCAGCTTTCCAATATCCTTTGGAAGGTTGTCCTGAAAATCAAAAAAATTATGAGATGTAAACGCATCAGGCAACTGCCACGCATTCACGATTACTGGTTTCTTTCTAACTTTCATTTTTTTGGACTTCCTCAACACTTTCTTTATTACCCTCATAGCAGCATTAAAATCGTCACATTCGTCGTAACTATCGTTTGGATTGTCTTCCAAATCATCACGCATATCATCAGTTATAAATATGTCATCTTCGGGGTTCCTATCCAGACACTTTTTGATAGATTCCTGTTTCTCTTCTTCATTCGACTTTAACTGTTGAATATGCTCAATTAGATCTTCGACTTTCATCACTTAACCTCCTGCAGTTGTCCATTAATAACCTCATTCAGTTTTTCAGCGTCCTTCTTATTCCAACCTTCTTCATAACCAAGTAAATAAACGTCAATATTCCCCTTTACGGTTAATGGCGAAAACTTACCTTTCACATATACCTCGTAATCATCATGGTCGCCTTTTTTTGGGAACCATACAATCACATAGTGCGGTGCACGTTTTAACTCAAACGTTGTATTACCCCAGATAACATAATCAATAATCGCCTGATCAATTACATCTATTGGTGCATAGCGCATTTGATAATTTTCATAATCACTTAATACAGTTGATTTTTTAATTTCACTTAACAAACTGTAAATTGAACTACCATTAGACCGTAATCTATTAAGTTCATCCATCACTGCCTTAGGTGCTTTAAATTTCGCTTCACCCATCACTTCACCTCCACTAGCTTGCCCTTAATCGTTTCATTAAGTCGCTCTGCTTCTTCCTTTGGCCAACCGTCATCATATTTCACCTCATCAATTAAGAATCCCAACGAGCATCTAATTGGTATACCTTCACCTTTGGCATAAAAGCAATCATATGCATCATACTCAATCACATAGCGTGGCTCACGTTCCAGCTCAATCGTTGGCTTGTTCCAAATGCAGTAATCAATAATAGCCTGCTCCCTAAGCTGTAACTCATTAGCACTTAACTTTTTATCATCAAGCCATTCTTTTAATGCCTTAAAACCTGTTGCGCTCCACAATAAAGCACCAACACCCCGAAAAGGTTTCTCAATATTTAAACCCTTTAGTGCTTGCAACTGATCCATCACTGCCTTAGATGCTTTAAACTTTGCTTCACTCATTGATATCCCCCTTAATGAATACACTAATATAGGTCTTACCGACCCTGTTTCTAATCGTGGCCACAAGCTCATTGGGTATTAGCTTTAATACTTCACTTAGATGTATCTGATCGCTATTCCACTTAAAAATTAGTGTCCCATTTGGCTTAAGTACCCTGGCAGCTTCACTAAAACCATTTACCAAGTCTTCTCGCCAAGTCTCGGGATTTAATGCTCCATACTTCTTTCTCAGCCAACTATTCTCCCCTGCCCTTAGCAAGTGTGGCGGATCGAAAATAACTTGATAGAAACTTTCATCAGCGAATGGCAGGCCGTTCGTTTTCGACCAATCTGCAATTACATCAGGTTTAATTTCTAAGGTTCTAATCATCCCTCTATCAGGCATTTTCTCAGTGGTTTCTCGCTGATCAACGAACGTTGCTAAAGGATTATTCTTGTTAGTCCACATCATCCGGCCACCACACGTCATATCTAAAACGGGATGTTCATCACCTAAAATTTCTTGTACGGTAGCTTCGTTTCCAAAACTTGCAATCATAAACGCTCTTTGATGTGCCTTCTCCTTGTCAGCAAATACAACTGGCTTCTGTAGCTTCCCACCAACTTCATAGGTAACTATCCACTTAGTCATTCCCAGCCTCCATCAATAAATTGTTAATCGTAACCCCCTCAGCATCTTCAAGCTGTGCAATTAACTTCTTACATTCCTCATAGTCACCTTCAATGAGTTTCTTAATAATCAGGTTTTGAATTGATCGATTATTGCTAACATCTGCAATTCTGCGCCCAATATACTCAAT